GTCCAGGCCGATCAGGATCCCCGCCGGCATGGCAGAGGTCCGCAGCAGTTTTGCCCCCAGGGGCGTGGTCAACGTGCCGGTGCCCTGGAAGTTCAGCCCCGTCAGGGGATTCTGGAACTCATCCAGCTTCAGCATGGCCAGCATCACGTCGCTGCCCACCAGCATGGTGTTCATGGTGTAGGGGTCAAAGCGGTTCCAGAACGCCAGCAGCTCTGCGTAGCTAAGGCTGCCGGCAGTGCCGCCGATGGTGTCGTCGCCGACTGCGAGAGACTCGGCGGTGTTGCCGTTGCCGTCGCCGTTTACGATGACATCGATAGCGTCCTCAAGATGCATGCGCATGATCTGATTGCCGATCTGGCGCAGCATGACCGAAAACAGGTCAAGGCGCTGGAAGCGGATAGCCTCGTAGGATGCGACGAGCATTCTGCCGCGCTTTTTCAGGCTTACAAGGTGATCAGCGGCACGGATCTCGGTCTGCGGGATGAGTGCGCCCTCGCCGACGAAGCGCAGTGCCTTGTCGTCCTCGGAAGCGGCCGAGTAGATGGAGCGGTAGTCCATGCCCTCAAAGCGAGTGACCGATGCGGTGATGGAAGGCAGGATATTGCCCTCCTCCATGCCGGCCTTTACGCTTCTGGAGACATACTCGGGGAACAGAACGGCAGACTCGGAGGTGGAGAAAAACTTCTCGACAACATCGCTGCCTGCGCCACGGACCTTAATATCGAAACGCTTGAGCTGGCGCTGGAATGCGTCCATACCCTCATAGGGAGTGCCCTTGTAGTTTTCGTTGGGGTCAAGACCCTCGAGTACCTGCTCAAAGCTCTTGCCTGCCTCGGAATACATACCCTTGTCCAGTCTTATCTCATTGAAATTGTATGCCATTTTAATTTCCTCCTTACATGATGAAGCCGACGGTGGCGGCGGTGCTGTCGACCTTGATAACAAGGTACTCTCTGCCGGTGTCGGCCTTTTTGACCTTGCCGCCTACATCGGCAGCAAGCTTTGCAAAGCCTACGGCGGGAGCGGTGCCGGTGTAGCCGACCTCGATGTAGCCGTGGGTCTTGACGACGGCAAAGCCGTCTGCGGTGTCGATGCAGTAGCCTGCGAAATTATCGGCTGCGGCGCAGGCTGCGACGGTGTTGTTGGCGCTTACCTTGACAAACACGCCCTTTTCGGTACCGCTTGCCTTTTCAAAGGAGAGCACCTGCTCTCCGACGCCTTCAAAGCTAACTTTCATTTTTGTTTCCTCCTAAATCAGATGATGTACTCGTCACCGTCAAATTTGGTGACCTCTCCCTTGCCCGGGAGCTGGGTTACGGGTGGGTACAGCTCGGCTGACCTCGCCTCAAATGCGCTCTTCATCTCAAGAAGCGCCGCCTCGTCGAGTGTCGCAACGCTCTTTGACAGCGCCGAGTGCAGCGACTTATCGCATACAAGGCACAGTCTCAGGACCTCGCTTCGAAGTCCGTCAAGGTACTTTTCGCCGAGCTTGGCTGCCTTTTCGAGTCTTTCGTATTCGGGGGCAAAGCGCTTGCCCTCTTCGGTCTCGACAAAGCTTTTGATAACTCCTGCGCCACGCTGGGCAGGCACGGCGACAAAGCTCCACTCGTAAGCGTCTACTGCGCCTTCGAGTATCGCATAGCACTCCTTGCCGCCGTAGGTTCTGCCCTTAACATGGGTGCAGGTCCCGAGCTCCTCGCCGCAGACGCTGCACACACTGCGTGCAACCGAGCAGCCCACGCTCGTTTCACGCTTGATGCCGCCGTCTATCTGAGCGATAAGCTCGGCGTTTTCCTCGGTGCGCAGCATGTACGCATAGCCCTTGAGGTAGACATAGTCTGCGCCGAGTGAGTTCTTGCGGTTTTTATCCGTGATAAGCTCCGTGCGGTAAATGCGTGCGACCTGATTATCGCTGCGCCAGTCATGGTCGCAGATGCCGGTCACACCGACGAAAAGCTCGCCTAACTCACGCAATGTTGCCTCGGAAAACCGCTCGTGATCCCTATCGATCTCGTTGTCGCAAAGCAGCACCGAGAAGATATACACATCCTCGGCGCTTAGCTCCGCCTTTGCAAAGGCGTTGACCGCCTTGAGTTCCTCGGCGGTGCAGACGAGCTCCTTGCCCCCGCTTCCGCCTTTAATGATCTTCATTGCTTTTTCCCTCTTCCAAATAAATTTTCTCTGCCTGAGCGTTATAAAGCGCCGCCTTTGCCTCCTCGACCTGATCCTGAAGGTTTATCGCCTCCCATTCAAGCTCGCAGGAGCAGGCATAGCCGTGCATGCACAGCCACATATCGCATATGCGCAGCATCACCGGCTCAAGTGTGCGGCGTATCGCATTGAGCTCGCTCGTCATGAGATCTGCCTGCTGCGCCGACATTCGCTCGGTCGTTGACCAGTTAAGGCCGAGCAGGAACGGGGGTATACCCGTCCTTGCGATGAGCTGTTCAAGTATCTGGCGCACGGGCACCTCGCTGTCGAGTATCTGATTATCTGCGCCGATGACCTTGACCTCGTCATCTCCGACGGCGACGAAGTCACGCACGCTTCCGTTTTTGCTGCTCTGCATTGCTTCCGACCACTGTTTTGCTATCTGCTCTGCTCTGTCCTGAGCCGTGGCCCTGTCGATGATATCGCCCTGCGGCTTGTACACAACGGCAAAGCGGACATTGCCCGCCCGCTCCCAGTTGATACCGAGAGACTGATAGATCTTCAGCAGGATGCCGCACAGGAAGGGCATACTGCGCAGCATCGAAACGCCGTAAGGCGAATCGGTCTCAGGGTTAAAGGGAGTGAACAGCAAGAGATTCTGATACGGCATGGGTACGGTGTCGCCGTTTTCGCCCGCACAGCATAGTTCAAAATCAAGAGGGGTATCGCCCTCACGAACGAGCACATCGGCGACATTGCCGCACAGCACCGCCGCTATCTCACGGTCGCCTCGGGTGACTATCTCGCCCACGGCTCTGCCGCAGGTTATCATCGAGTCAAGGTACTGTGCCATAAACGCTCCGAGTCCACACTGCCCGCGCCCGACATCGACCGTGCGGATAAACTCGTTAAGCTCCGCCTGTGCCTTTGCATCCGAGCATCTTGCCTCAAAGCCTCCGGTCAAGCGGATGATCTTCATGATCGCCGCATCGACGACAGGCACGGCCTCTCTGATCGAACGGTAGAGCTTCGTCTCTGCGCTGCCGAGCGGCACATAGCCGTCAAGCAGTCTGAACGGGTGCGTATCGCAGGTGCGCAGCTGCACCGACGGAGCCGGTCTTTTTTGTTTTCCTGTGAAAAGTTTCATGCTTCCTCCTATCTTTCTACCCACACAGCCCCGATAGGCTCGTGGGCTTTGGATATGCCGACCGCAAAGTAACGAATATCGTCCATTGCATGGTCAAACTGCTTGAGCGGTGCGTCCTTGCCCGCCTTTTCGTCCCAGCGATACTGGTAGAACTCACGAAGTGCGTCATCGCAGCCACGGCAGATTTTAATTTTGCCGCTTTTCAAAAGGCTCGCCGTGAGCCGTATACCGGACACAACATCGTTGTCTGCCTTTTCGACCTTGAAGCCGCAGCGGGTCAGCGCCTCGATGAAGCTTGCCGCCGAGGGATCGACGATGACCCTTGACGGGCGGATATCGCCGCACAGTGCCTTGAGGTCCTCGACATACTCGCTGTCGGTTTTCTGCACCCCGACCTTGCGTGAGTCGTAATAATACTCACGAAGCCTGTACCACTCGCCGCCGCACCTGCCCCACAGCCCGAAGGAGCTGGGATTTTTCGTGCCGTAGTCGCAGGAGACAATGTGCTCGGTGCAATTTTCGGGTACCTCGCACAGCATGCTCTCGTCGAAAAAGTCGTACACCCTGCCCGCCGGTATCACCCACTGACCGAGGATGAACCTTCGGTAAAAGTCGCCGCTGTACATCCGCTTATAGCGGGCGATGATACTGCGGGAAAGCGCCGGGTTATCCTCGAGCGAGAAGTGGATATACAGTGCCTTTCGTTCCGTCGCTTTGACTATCCACTCCCGATAAAACCAGTGGTGCGGACTGTCGGGGTTGCAGTTGAACCAGATCTTGCTGCCTGTGACCGAGCAGCGTGCGCAGGCCTGCTCGACAAAGGAGCGTGGCATCAAGACGACCTCATCCATGAGTATGCCTGCCAGCGTCACACCCTGTATGAGCGACTGCGAGCCCTCATCCTTTCCGCCGAAAAGATAAAAGCTGTTCGTCCTGCCCATGTAGGATATCTCGACAAGTCCCCGCGAGACCTTATCGCTCACGCAAAAGCCGATATCCCGCAGCACCGGCAGCAGCGGCTCTAACAGATTGCGGCGGATACTGGTCTTTGCCTTGCCGCAAATGCCGAAGCGCTCGCCGGAAAAGCGGCGCATCGCCCAGCACACAAACGAGATACCCATGCACATTGTCTTGCCGCTTCGCACCGCTCCGTCGCAGATGACGGCATCGTAATCACGGTAGGGCGAGCTGTCGCTCCACCACGAAAGTGCCTTGAGCTGAGTTTCGGAAAAGCTTTTAAACTTCATGTGCTTCCCCGCCCAGCC